CGAAGGCTGTCAGCGGCCTCGTCAAGAAGCTCAAGGCGGCGGCCCCAGAAGTCGCCTCAGCGGCAGCGGTGGCGCTGGGCCGCGTCGGAGGCGCCAAGGCCGCCAAGGCACTGAACCAAACCCTGGCCACCGCGCCGAGCGCGGTCGACACCGCCGCGAACCCGAAGGCCCCCGTGACGCTGAGCTGGCGCATCGAGGGGACGGGCGGCGGCTGCGACGCGCTGTGGGCCGACTTCGGCGACAACTGCTACGCCATGATCACCGACCCCGAGGACCCGAGCGTCCCCGAGTCCGAGTACGACGAGTGCGGCCTGGGCCTCTACAACGCGGACGGCGAGCCCCTGCACTGGTCGCTCTGCGAGAACACCGCCGCCGCCAAGCGGTACGCAGCCGAGCTGGTCGATGGCTTCCTGAACGGCGGGCGCTTCTGAGCCCATACCCAACCCGAGGAGATCGCCATGTACCAGAATCACAACCGAGTCGCCCTCGCCCTGATCCGCAAGATCGTCCGCGCCCAGGCCCAGGACGCCGGTGATCAGGTCGAGCACCGGGTGAGCGCCCGCGCCGCCAGCAACGACGCGACGACCTACGACATCGAGTGCCGGGTGACGAACCCCGACACCGACTGGGACAGCGGCTGGTACTGGGCCGACGTCATCACGGTCGGACCCCGCGGACGGGTGATTGCCTGACCTGGATCAATAAACCAGCGACAAGGGGTAGACCATGAAGCGCTCAGTGGTCTACCTTGTCCCTCAGAGAGACAGCACGACCCAACCGACCCGGAGAGCCCCATGAACGCACTGAACCAGATCGCCAACTCCAGCAGCCTGAACGCCGCGCAGCGCGCCTCGGTCGAGCACTTCCTCGGCTACGTCCTGGACGACGGGCACTACGAGATCAAGGAGGCCAGCATCAGCCACCTGTACGGCACCAAGGGCGGCGAGTACTACGCCATGTCGCTCGACGCCGGCCTGCCGGACGATGAAGGGACCTGGGCCGCCGTGATCTGCCGGATGCACTTCCACGTCTTCATCGGCCCGCGCGGCGGGATCGTGGCGAAGTCGGCCCCGAAGCACCGCGCGCAGTTCAAAGGCCGCAGAGCGCTGGGCGCCTTCTACCCGGCCGACTGCACCTTCTCCAACTGAACCCAGACCAACGGCGCAGGGACGCGCCCAACCCCAGGAGATCACCATGAGCTACTACATCGTCACCGACAGCGACAACCACTACTGGACCGGCGGCACGTTCTTCCACGACTTCCTGCGCGCCCTCCCAGTCACCCAGGACGAGGTCGACACGCTGCGCCGCTGGTTCCCCGAGCGCAAGCTCACCGCGATGAAGATCAAGTGGACCGAGTACGTCGCGGCGTTCGTCCGCACCGTGCGCGACGAGGGCGAGGAGAGCGTCTACTACTACCTGCTGCTCAAGTGCCCGGGCTACATGACGCAGAGCTTCTCGATGTCGGTCTGGGCCGACTGCAACGGCCGCAAGTCGGTGCGCTGCCGCTACGGCGCCACGCTCAACGAGATCAAGCGGCTCGCGAAGGTGTTCGACGAGATGCAGGCCGTCATCGAGCGCGGCCTCGCCGCCCGCAAGAGCAAGGCCGCCTGACCCCAACCCAACCCCAGGAGATCGCCATGACCATTCTCACCGCCCAGCAACAGTCCGACCTCGTCAGCTCCATCGACTTCCTGGAGGCCCGCTGGCAGGACGAGCGCGCCTACGAGGACTTCCGCGAGTACCAGAAGGCCTGGAAGAACGACGTGCGCCGCTACGTCCCCGGCGCCACCCGGCCGAGCCTGAAAATGCTCCCCTTCGCCGGCTCGTTCCTGCTCGACGGCTACACCATCACCGTCAAGGTCGTGCGCGAGGGGATCGCACTGGAGTCGACAAGGGCCGCCACAACCCCCAGGAGCCCGCAGGAGGCGCGAACATGAGCAAGCCAGTACCTACCAGCCCCCAGAGCCCCGGGGCCGCCCTAGCGGCTCTCAGGGCCTTGGAGATCCATCGCTGCCCGATCTGCGACCGGGACTTCGCCGGCATCGCGATCGCCACCTACTGCTCGCTGCGCTGCCGCAACTGGGCCAAGCGAGAGCGCCGGCGCAAGCGGGATGGACTCCCAGCGCCAGCAGGGTAGAGTGGTCCCCGGCCGGACGATCTCCCCGGCCTGCTTTCTCCCTCGTTGGGTTGCGAGCCTTGCCCCCCGCGGTTCCTCCGGCCTCGGGGGGCTTTTTTATGCCCGCGCCTGGTAGAGCTATCGACGCCAGGTGGCTGATAGCCTGCTACAATCGCCCCAGCACTCTACTGGCCGGTTCTGCCCGATGCCCGAGCTTCCTGCCAAGCCGCCGCGCCCGAAGCCGCCACGCGCAGGGATCGGCCGCGTCAAGGGAATCCCCAACAAGATCACCCGGCAGCTCAAGGACATGATCCTGGCGGCGCTCGACAAGGCCGGCGGCGAGCAGTACCTCGCGCGACAGGCCGAGGACAACCCGTCCGCCTTCCTGACGCTGGTCGGCAAGATCCTCCCGCTGCAGGTCCAGGGCGACCCGGACGCGCCGCTCGCGGTCACGCTCATCACCCGCCGGGTCATCGACCCCAAGAGCCCCGATGACCGAGCTGGTGCTTGAGACGCCGCGGGCCTTCCTGCCCCTGCTCAAGCCGGCCCGCTACAAGGGCGCCTTCGGTGGCCGCGGCAGCGGCAAGTCGCACTTCTTCGCCGAGAAGCTCATCGAGGACTGTCTCGTCGAGCGCGGCACGCGCGCCGTCTGCATCCGCGAAGTTCAGCGCACCCTCAAGGAATCGGCCAAGCGTCTGATCGAGGACAAGCTCGAGGCATTCGGACTCGGACACTCGTCCGGCTTCAAGGTCTTCACCGAGGTCATCGAGGCGCCCGGCGACGGGCTCATCACCTTCCAGGGAATGCAGGATCACAACGCCGAGTCGATCAAGTCGCTGGAGGGCTTCTCCCGCGCCTGGGTCGAGGAAGCCCAGACCCTGTCGGCACGATCGCTCGCCCTGCTGCGCCCCACCATCCGCGAGCCCGGCTCGGAGCTGTGGTTCTCCTGGAACCCGCGGCGCCGCACCGACCCCGTCGACCAGCTCCTGCGCGGCCCCGAGCTCCCGACCGACGCCGTCGTCGTCCAGGCCAACTGGAGCGACAACCCGCTCTTCCCGGAGGTGCTGGAGCAGGAGCGCCTCGACTGCCTGCGCACAGCCCCCGAGCAGTACGCCCATATCTGGGAGGGCGACTACGCCGGCGTCAGCGCGGGCGCCTACTACGCTCGCCACCTCGCAGAGGCGCGTCAGGAGGGCCGCATAGGCCGCCTGGCAGCCGATCCCCTGCTGACCCTGCGCCTGTACTGGGACATCGGCGGCACGGGCGCCAGAGCCGACGCCGTGTCCATCTGGGTCGTCCAGTTCGTCGGCCGCGAGATCCGGGTCCTGGACTACTACGAGGCCGTGGGCCAGCCGCTGGCGACGCACGTCGAGTGGCTCCGCGGCAAGGGCTACACGCCGCAGCGCGCCCAGGTCTGGCTCCCCCACGACGGCGCGGCCGGCGACAAGGTCTACGCGGTCAGCTACGACAGCGCCCTGCGTGCTGCCGGCTACCAGACGACCGTCGTGCAGAACCAAGGCGCCGGCGCTGCCGCGGCGCGCATCGAGGCCGTCCGGCGCTGGTTCCCGAGCTGCTGGTTCGACGGCGAGGCCTGCCGCGGCGGGCTCGACGCCCTCGGCTGGTATCACGAGCGGCGCGACGAAGCTCGAGGTATCGGCCTGGGCCCGGAACACGACTGGGCCTCGCACGCCGCCGATGCCTTCGGCCTGATGGCGATCTCGGCCGAGGCCCAATTCCCGGTCGTGCGCCGCACGCACCGCAACGAGTACGGACGCGCCGCTGCTGCGGCCTGGATGGGATGACATGACCGACAAGATCGTCACCGAGGCACGCGAGCGCTACGACCTTGCCAACGAAGCCTGGGGCGAGATGCACCGGCAGGCGCTCGACGACATCAAGTTCGCCCGCCTGGGCGAGCAGTGGCCCGACGACGTCTTGAAGAAGCGCCAGCAGGAGAACCGCCCGGCGCTCACGATCAACCGCTTGCCCGGCTTCATCCGGCAGGTCGTGAACGACAGCCGGCAGAGCAAGCCCGCCATCAAGGTGCGGCCGGTCGACGACGGCTCGGACCCGGAGACGGCCGAGGTGCTGTCCGGCCTGATCCGGCACATTGAGTACGCCAGCGACGCCCAGGTCGCCTACGACACGGCGCTGGAGTGCGCCGTCACCAGCGGCTTCGGCTTCTTCCGCATCAACGTCGGCTACCTCCATGACGACGTCTGGGACCGCGAGCTGCGCGTCGAGCGCATCGCGAACCCGCTGTCGGTGATGTGGGACCCGGCCTCGATGGCCGCGGACAGCTCCGACTGGGAGTTCGCGTTCGTCTCCGACATGCTGATGGTCGAGGACTTCAAGCGGCGCTTCCCGGGCGCCGAGGTCAGCGACTGGCAGGGCGAGAAAGACGACACCTGGGTCACCAAGGATCAGGTGCGCGTCGCCGAGTACTGGCGGCGGGAGGAGGTCAAGCGCAAGATCCTGCGGCTGTCCGACGGGACGGGCCTGCCCGAGGACCGCTACACCGAGAACAAGGATCTGTTCGACATCGCTGGGCTCACGGTGACCGGCACGCGCGACGCCAAGAGCCACAAGGTCATGCAGTACCTGCTGTCGGGCGCCGAGGAGCTGTCGAAGCTCGAATGGCGCGGCCGGTACATCCCGGTCGTCCCGGTCTACGGTGACGAGGTCGTCGCCGAGGGCAAGCGCTACTTCATCAGCCTCATCCGCCCGGCCCGCGATGCGCAGCGCATGTACAACTATTGGAGAACGACCGCGACGGAATTGGTCGCGCTGAGCCCGAAGGCGCCGTGGATCGGCCCCCGCGGCGCGTTCAACGTCGACACCGACAAGTGGAACTCGGCGAACACCGACAGCCACTCGTACATCGAGTACGACGGGCCGGTGCCGCCGCAGCGCCAGCCGTTCGACGGCGTGCCCGCGGGCGCGCTCCAGGAGGCCCTGAACGCCTCTGACGACCTCAAGAGCATCATGGGGATGTACGACGCCAGCCTGGGCGCGCGCTCGAACGAGACGTCCGGCAAGGCAATCATGGCGCGGCAGCGCGAGGGCGACGTCGCCACCTTCCATTTCGCTGACAACCTGGGGCGTGCGATCCGCCACGCCGGCCGGGTCCTGATCGACCTGATCCCGAGCGTCTACTCCGGGCCGCGCGTGCTGCGCATCATGGGCGTGGACGGCGCCGTCGAGACGGTGCAGGCGAACCAGCCCTTCGAGAAGGGCGGGATGCAGAAGATGCACGACCTGACGGTCGGCCGCTACGACGTCACGGTGGACATCGGCCCGAGCTACACCAGCAAGCGGCAGGAAGCGGCCGAGCAGATGATCTCGATGATCCAGGCCTACCCGGACATCGCGCCGATCGTCGGCGACATCCTCGCGAAGAACCTCGACTGGCCCGAGGCCGACGAGATCGCCAAGCGGCTGCAGGCGATGTTGCCGCCGCAGCTCCAGAAGCTCGAAGAGATGGAGGGCATCCCGCCGCAGGCCCAGGCCGCGCTCACCGCCGCCAACCAGCAGATGGAGCAGATGCAGCAGGTCATCCAGCAGGGCCAGCAGATGCTGCAGGAGATGCAGCAGCAGATCCAGAAGCTCGAGGCCGAGGCGACCAACCGGCAGGGCGAGGCCGCCGTGAAGCTGCGCGAGGCCGAGCTGAAGCACGACGCCGAGCTGGCGAAGGCGCAGGCCGAGGTGCAGAAGGCGCAGATCGCGGCCGAGTCGGCCGGCGACGTGGCGCGCATCGACGCCGCCGTGGAGCTGATCACCGAGCGCCTGGCCTTCACCGTCGAGGAGCTGAAGGCGACCGTGAGCAGGGCCCTGCCGGCAGCGCCGGTGGAGGGCCACGAGCGGGCCGAGGAGAAGGTCGAGAAGCCGCGCACGGTGACCATCCAGGCCCCGAGCGGCGGCGTTTACACAGGCACGATACAGTGAGCGAGCAGGAGCTGCTCGACGCCCTCCACGCTCGCTGGGCGGCGAAGCATCGGGACTGGCTTGAGAGCCAGGAGAGGAAGCGGGCGATTCAGCGTGGAGTGACTGACATGAGCTGTGGCGGCGGTTGCAAGGGTTGCAAGGGCAAGGGCAAAGGCAAGGGCGGCGGCGGCGGCAAGCGGGGGCGGTGATGGCTCGCGACGAGGACTCGGGGATGGCCGGGCAGACCGCAGAGCTGCGAGACATTCACCATCGCATCGACGCTCTCAAGGAGGAGAACGAGCGCCAGTACAACTCGCTGACCGAGAAGCTCCATGCGCTGGAGGTCGCGATCGCCACAGGCAGTCGATTTCCGGCGACTGCTTGGGTGGCTGCGACGGGCATTCTTCTGACCGTCCTGGGGACGGCCTTTGTGACCTTCTCGAAGCTGGAGACGGCGGCGGTGACGGGCGGCAAGGCGATCTCGCTGATCGAGACGCATATGGCCGGGTCCTCGGCGCGCTTCCAGACGATTCAGGAGGCCACCGTCTTCATGGACCGCTGGAGCGCCGGCCTGCCGCTGCTCGAAGAGCGGGTGAAGGTGCTGGAGGGGCGCGTCGTCGGGCAGGGGCCGGAAGGGTGGCACCGCCGCGACCATGACCTGTATGCCCGGATGATCGACGAGCGCTTTGCGCGCGTCGGTGGGCAGCTCGAGGTCGTCGAGAAGCGCCAGGACTCGCTGTGTGAGCGCGTCAAGAACTGCAGTGGGGGCAAGCGATGACCGCGACACCGAGAGGCATCAAGAACAAGAACCCCGGGAATCTCAGATACCGCTCGGAGTGGAACTGGCCCGGCGTCGTCGGCATCGACAGCAAGGGCTTCGCGATCTTCGAGAGCCCCGAGCGCGGCTTTGTCGCGCTGATCCAGCAGCTCAAGCGGGACGCGAAGCGCGGCCTGAACACCTTCGCGACGCTGGTCCCCAAATACGCCCCCGCCTCGGAGAACAACGTCGAGGCCTACATCGCCTCGCTGGAGCGCCAGACCAAGATCAGGCGCGACCAGGTGTACGACCTGGACGATCGGCGCACGCAAGAGCTGCTGATGCGCGCCATCTGCCGGCACGAGCAGGGCCCGCCGCCGAGCGGGCTCACCGACTGGTACGACGATGCCACCTACTCCAGGGCGCTCGACACGTTGCGGCCGATCAGCCAGAGCCGCACGATCCGGGGCGCCGTGGGCGCCGCGGTGTCGATTACGGCCTCGGCGGTGACGACGGTGGCGACGACCAACGCGCCCGACCTCGCGACGGCGCACGCGACGGCGTCGGCGATCTGGCCGCGGTGGGCGCCCGTCATCACCGGAGTGGTCGCTCTCGGCTTCCTCGCGCTGATCGTCTACTCGCGCGTGCAGGCCAAGCGAGAGGGCGTGCGGTGATGCAGTGGCACCAGTGCCTGATCCTGATCGCGGCGTCGATCTTCCTGCTGGTCGGCATTGCGTCGGCCGTGTTCAACCACTTCGTCTGGGGGCTGTGAGATGACCGCGATCGTCGTCGGCTTCTTCCTCGGCTTCGGCGCCTCGGTGGCCCTGATGGTCGCGTGGCGCTCCGGCTTCCTGGCCGAGCAGTGGGCCAAGCTCAGGGCGAGGTTCCCGTGGCTTCCTGGCTGATAGGCCTCTCCCTGCGCCTCAAGCTGGCCCTCATGGGAGCCGCTGGCGTGGCCGTGGCGCTGCTCTACCTCTGGGGGCGATGGAAGATCGCCGCCGCTGCCGCCACGAGCG